TCTGAGCCAGACAAAGTATATTTTACAGATGAATATATTGAATCTGAGAACTTAGATTCTTTGAAAGAGTATTTAGAAGAAAATGGAATGGATCATACGCCAGAAATGGATGTACCATATCATTCTGGTGACTTTAATATCGAATGGGTTAAAATTCAGGATGCAGAGACTGAAAAAGAACTATGGCGTGACCCATACACAGATTTTGACGATGAAAGTTGATATGTTCAAAGAGATCCTTCCTGCAATAGGCAAGAAGGATAGAAGTTTTTATAACAATCTCCCAGCAGAATCTAAAAAAAGTAGTACTATGAATTTTTGGATGATACATCGTTGGGCAACTTGCCCAATTAAAAATAAAGAACATTATATTTTATTTGTAAATGAACTATGTAATCGTAATTATAGTGAAATCATCACTCATCCAGAATTGCAATGGTTATTGTTAAGTGCTATTGGATTAGGTAATGAGAAATATTTTCGTCAATGGGTTGGTACACCAAATAGTAAAATAAAAGAAAGTAAAATAGACAAATTTTTGTTAGTAGTATATCCAACTATTAGTGATGACGAATTAAATTTATTAAAGGAAATGAATACAGAAGATGACTTCCAAACTCTTGCAAAAGAAATGGGATACAACGACAAGCAAATTTCTGATATCTTTGATGGAAAATCTAGAAATAAAAAGACCTGAAGGGTTTAAATGTAAATTTTGTAATAGGGATTATAAAAGTGTTAAAACATTAAGTGCACATACCTGTGAGCAAAAGCGGCGGCATCTTGCCCAGAATGAAAAACAGGTGCAACTTGGTTTTAGAGCATTTCAACGATTCTATGAATTAAACTCAACTGCGATTAAACCTAAAGTTAAAACGTTTGATGAATTTCGTCAATCACAATTTTATCTTGGGTTTGTTAAGTTTGGCAAATTTGCAAAAGATGTAAATTGTTTACAGCATGAAGATTTTGTAGATTGGTTAGTTAAGCATGATTTAAAATTAGATGATTGGATTAAAGATGGTGCATATGAGTTATTTGTTAGGGATTATACAAATAGTGAATCCGCCAACGAAGCATTAGAACGAAGTATTAAGTTTATGCGGCGATGGGAAGAAAAAGAGAATAAAGATTGGGTATTATTTTTCAAAGAAGTTAGTCCTAATGTTTTTACATATTGGATTAGAACTGGACGCATTTCACCGTGGGTAGTTTTTAATTGTCAATCTGGACAAACAGCATTGAATAATTTAAGTGATGAGCAAATGGCATTGGTAGCAGATGCTTTTGATCCAAAATTTTGGTATAGAAAATTTGAGAATAATCAAAATGAAGTTGAGTTTGTTAAATCAATTTTATCAGAGGCAGGCCTATGAAATTACCTGATATTGATATTGATTTAAAAAATAGAGAAGATGTGTTGGGTATATTGAAACATATACCTGCAAGTCTTGATGGTGAAAAGAAACACAATACTGGTGTATATTTTAATAATATTCCAGTTAATCCATTTACTGGAGTATCAAGTATAAATTATAAGGATGCCGAATCTCGTAATTATTTTAAATTAGATCTTTTAAATGTTAGTGTGTATGAAACTGTTAATAGTAATAATCATTTAGAAGGGTTAATACAACAGGAACCTGTTTGGGAATTATTAGAACATAAAGAGATAGTAGAACAGTTGTTTCATATACATAATCATTATGATATTGTAAAACAATTAAAACCAACTAGTATAGAGCAATTGGCGGCAGTATTAGCAGTTATTCGTCCAGCAAAAAGACATTTATTAAATAAAGATTGGGATACAATTAATAAAGAAGTTTGGGTTAAGCCAGATGATAATAGTTATTTTTTTAAAAAGTCTCATGCAATTGCATATGCAATCGCTATTGTGGTGCAATTAAACTCAATTGTAGAAAGTGTTAATTAACCCTTGTCAATTTTTCGAACTAGTTGTACAGTTCTGCGTTTAACCCTTTTGCGTATAATGTTATGGAGGCTTGTAATTGGACCAAATAAGAATTCTACATCTTTACTAATAAAATTTCTTAAACAATAACGAAATTGTTCTATTTCTTGTGGTAAGAATAAATTAATTGGAGTTATACGATTACTTTCCCACCACCAAGTGTCACCGAGTGTAAGAAATTTTTCTTTATCATCATCTTGCACGTTGTCATAGCAATATATACTTGTTATTTGTGTGTTATGGTTTTGTATGATGCCAATAATTTCTTGCCCAGAATATTTTATACCAGTTAGGAATGGATATTTTTCGGTGATATGCTTGATGTCATCTATCATTACTATTGTACTTATCTAATAAATATAATAGAGTAATAAACAATGGCTACGAGTAATCTTTATCTTTATAAACCGATATACGAGTTAACGATACTCGATAATGGCCAGAGAATGGAAGGGCCTATGTATAATAATACAATTAAAATTCATAAAGGAATAGATGATAAGATTACATTTAATGTATATGATGAAAATCGGCGACTTGCATCTATTAGCCATTTGTCATTAGCAGTTAATATTATTGATGCTAATACCGGTGCATTAGTTTTAACAAAAATGCCAGTTATAAGGGAAGGTGCAACAGGTACATTGGATGTTACATTTAGTTGGGGAGATACTGCTAACCTTGATGCTGGATTGTACGAATTTAGTATAACAACAACAGATACAGAAGGTGAAACAAGTGCATTGTATACAGATTTATCGCAAAAAGCAATTGGTACAATTGAGATACTTGATAATATTTTACCAAGTCCTTCAGCTACATTAAGTGTTTCATCATTTACTACAAATGGTTCTCGGCGTGAAAGTGATCCTGTAACTGCTTCATCAAATAGAAGTTATCAAACTACATTACATACTTGTGCAGTTTATACAACAAATTATACTGGAAAATTTTATGTTGAAGGAAGTCATGATTTAACTTCTCCAACAAACTGGTTTGTTTTAGATTTACATCCTGAAAATACTCTTATGGATTGGAATGCATATACAGCAGAAACAGGAATTGATCCTTTTAATTTTACTGTATCGACAAATTGGTTTAGATTTGTTCATGTTCCTGATGCTGGCAATACTGGCACACTTGACAAAGTCCTAATTAGAAGTTAAAATATATAAGTGCTTATAGATAAGTTAAAGTCTTTAATTCTATCCCATCTTCCTGGGAAGAAAGCAAGTCCTGGTGGATGGATGTCTTTAAATTGTCCAATGTGTACTAGTATGGGAGAAGCAAGACCAGATAAACGTAAACGAGGTGGTTTTAATTTTACAACAACAAATGTAATTTCGTACCATTGTTTTAATTGTGGTTATACAACAGGTTGGCATGCTGGAAGTGTATTAGGACACAAGTTTATTAATTTATTAACTAGTATTAATATAGAAGATAGTGTAGTTAATAAATTAAAAATAGAAAGTTTAAAGGAAAAAGATCAAGATATAATTGCTGAGCCAGAAAGAAAAGTAAATTTAGATTGGGAAAGTGTTGCTTTGCCAAATAACTCTATGCCAATTTCTGCTAAAGTTGATAAAAAAGTTTTATCATATTTACAATCGCGTGGTAAAGGTATCTATGAGAATTGGGATTTTTATTGGTCGCCGGATACGTATATGGATCTAAATAAACGTATTATTATTCCTTGTTATTTTAAAAATAAAATAGTAGGATGGGTTTCCCGGCATGTTAAACCAAATAAAGATACTACGCCGAAGTATTATGTTAATGTCCAACGAGATTATTTGTTTAATGTAGATCAACTATATACAAAAGACAGAAAATATGTTATACTAGTTGAAGGACCTTTTGATGCAATAGGTATAGATGGCGTTAGTTTGCTAGGCTCACAAGTAACAGATACACAAGCAGAATTTTTAAATAGTTTTAATAAAAAAATTATATTAGTACCTGATAGAGATAGAGCAGGAAAAAAGTTAATACCAAGTGCAATTAAGTATGGTTGGTCAGTTAGTTTCCCAGAGTGGGATAAAAATGTTAAAGATGTAGCCGATGCAGTTAAAAAGTATGGGAGACTGTTTACATTAAGAAGTATTTTAGATACAAGTGAGGATAATTCAATGAAGATAAATGTGTTAAAGAGGCAAATATAATGGGACATATAGGTGATTTGTTTAAAAAAGTTGAAGACTT